GATCAGCAGCAGGTCAACGCGCTTCTTCTCCTTCCCTTCCCCGTAGACCGCGCCGTACTCCTCGATCACCTTCGGTCGAAGATCGGGATACTGCAGCCGCTCCTGCCAGCAGTCGATCACCATCACGGACATCGGGCCATCCAAGGGCTTGAACACCCCGAACGTAATGCACGCTGTCGGGTCGTTCTGGACCTTCTCTGAGGTCGCCACGTCATAGGACTGGATGATGTACTCGAACGCCGGGAAGGGCTTGCCATCGGGCCACAGGCGGAACATATCGCGCTTCACAATCCCGCTCTCTTCAGGATCGATGATCTCGGCGTAGATCTCCTGCCGGCCTAACGTCGTCCCCTCGTACTGCAGGATCTGCTTCCTGAAGTTTGCCGACAGGTTGTCGAGGTTGGTATACGTCGAGGCGGTCGTCACCGCAACGTCGTCACCGTCACGGCCGATCAGGTCGATGATCAAGTCCTTGGGCCGCGGCGTAGTCGTGCAAATCATGATCGTGCGCTGACCTAGCCGCAAACCGAACTGGATCTGATCCCAAGCCTCCTGCAGGTACTCCCAAGCCGCAAGCTCATCTGCCCAAGCGAAATGGAACTGAGGGCCGCGGAAGCGCTCGGGCTCCGACGCCGGTATCCCCTTGATCAACGAACCGTTAGTCAAGCGGATCTCGTGCAGCGCTTTATTGTAGTCCGCGATCAGCGCCTGCGGTATCACGCTCATCAGCCCACTATCCCCCTCGAAGCAAGTCGAGCGCACGTCACTGCTCGTAGGAGCCGCTACAAGCGATCGGGTGCCGGGGTTAGTCCAAGCCATCCACCCAATCTGCTCCGCCGCTGTACGGGTCTTCCCAGCGCCCCTGCCGGCCAACAACAGCCAGACCGACCACCAGTCCCCCGCGGGTAGGATCTGATGCCTGTGCGCCTTCTGCAGCCACCTCATGCGCCACGCCCAAGCAACCTGCTGCTCAGGCTTTAAAGTCAGGAATTGCCGCTTGGTCTCCGGGTCCTTGAGGATCTCGACCACGTCGGAAGGCAATTTACCCCCACTTTTGACGAGATTTCCCACTTTCATTGATACCGGCCGGCGAGCGATCGAGACAATTTCCCACTTTGCACCCCTTTTATGGGGTAAAAATGGGAGGTCACTCCTCGATCTGCCGCGTCATCTCGGCGTTCTTGAGGATGCTGTCGAACATCTCAGTCGCTTGGATGTTCACCTGCAGGGGATTGTCCTTGTCCCCGGCCACCTGCACCCTGTTACCGTAACGGTTAGGGCTCCAGCAGGCCAGCAGCTTCATCCGCTGCTCCGTCCTGAGCTTCAGCCACTGCACATACCCAGCATCTATGCGGGTTCCGCCCTTGCCATCCTCAATATAACGCGGCTCCGCGTCAATCATGGCCAGCGTATCTTGGGCGATCGCCTCCACTCCATTTTCACGCGCCTGCGCGACCAGTAGGGCAAAGCCTTCGTCTCGCGCCATCCAATCATAAACCGTGTCCCAATTTGGGATATGCGAATCTCTACAGATTGCTCGCAACGGTTCTCCGTTAGATAGACGATCGCAGATCTCTTTGACTACCTCTGGAGTGCGCTTGGTTGGCCGCCCAACCTTCTTTGCGGCCTTAGTTGACGCCTGAGTGCCACCGAATGCTTTTAGCGTCTCCTGAGCGCGTTTAGCGGCCATTGCGGCCTCGAACTCGCCCTCGATCTTGGCGGCCTGCGCTGGCGTTATTGCCCTTTTGCGTGTTTTCTTCGTCGCGTCCGACATAGTTTCAGTCTCGTTGCGGTGAAACCTTGATTTTACAGGGTATTTTGTCAGCGTGCTAGAACCTTGTTGGAACCTTGAAGGAACCATGTTGGATCCATGATGGTTCCTTGTTGGTTCGCAACAAAAAAGGCCCCGGAGGGCCTCTTGGTTATTGCTGGAACTTCTTGATCAGGGCGTGGTACTCGCCGGTCAGAATCGGCATTACTCGCCGCATTTCAGCCTCGTCACGCTTAGTGGTGCGCGACTCGATGAGCAACTTCTCGTGCTGCTCAACGAGGGCCTGCAGGGCTGCTACGAGTTCTTGGTTTGGGTTCATTTTGTTTCCTTCGCTTTTGAGGGGGCCGCAGCCCCCGAGGTTTTGATTAGGCTGGGCAACCGGCCATCCACCAACGAGCCACGGTGATGGCACGCTCACGGTTGTTTTCTTCCCAGAAGACCCTCCCGCCGTCAACCAGAACGGCGTGGTAAACATCTGAAGGACCAAACGTAACCTCTTCGATTACAACGCGCTGGCCTGCGCCGTTGGTCATACGGCCGATCACAACGAATTGAATCTCATCGGCTTCTTCTTTCTCGTCGGCCCAAACGGTGCCGCGATCAAAGCCATCCCACTGGCTGCTGCAAGGTGCGCTGTGGGCCAAGTGCTCTTCGTACTGGTTTGCAAACATTTCGCTTCTCCTTCGCTGTTGCCGCATCGAAGTGATGCGGTGAACAAATAGTCTCACAAATTTTTGCTTGTGTGTAGGTTTTTGCAAAAATATTTATTAGGACAAACCCTAGGGGCCGAAGCCCCTCGGTTTAGATGTTCTTAACCCAACTGCTGTATCGGCCGTCCGCGGTTTTGTACTTCTTCAGGAACGCCTTGATCATCCGGACGTTCTTCAGGGCTGCAGCCTTCTCCTCCTTGCCGAACTCGCCTCGCCGGGCATCGTCATTGTCATGGCCGGACTCGAAGAAACAGGACAGTCGGTACTCTGCTTCGTCCACGATCTCCTGATCGGTGAACTCGTCCGGCTCCTTGCGGGAGTCCGCGCAGATGATCTCGAAGGCATACTCCATCTCAGGGATCGCCAGCGCTGCTTTGGTGATTGCTCTCATATTCTCTTTCCTTCACTTTTGGTTACGATCAAAGTGACCGCAGACAGATAGTGGCATAAAAAAACCCCTTGTGCGGGGTTTTGATAAAAATATTTCTAGGGACAAACCCTAGTCTCTACGCCCACGGTACTGGTGAGCGTTTGTGTGGGGTAGAACGCACTTCAGGGGTCTGACAGTGCCGGCCGTTCCTATGATAGGACACGAGTAGGTTGTGACCCTTACGAACGGTCGTTTGCGGCCCCACAGCAGGCTGCAGCGCACACCATACTGCCATTTGGCCCGTCGCCAATATGTGATGGCCAAGCCGTACTGTCCGTTAGCATACTCGGCCCAGCACCACTCCTCAGGAATGACGAGTACAGTGAACCTACGAATCGTTGCTTCGATTCTCATTCTGTTTCTCCCTCTTGCGTTTATCTTTGTGCTTACCAGCCCCTCGTGGAGGCCGCTGGATCAAGTCCCGGACTACTGGGTTACGTTTCTTCACTTGAGGAGACTCCATGCTGTTGCTGCCACGAGTGGTACTTGTCCATTTCCAATGGCTTTAAGTCTGTCCACTCTAGCGGCCAGCCCATCATCCACTCGGAAAAACTTTCCGGCAAAGGATTTCCAGTCATCAACTGATACGAGGCTGACAACTTCGCCCCAAACTCTGTGCCTGTGGTCTGGCTGATCCTGACGAACCTCTGGTTTTTGTAGTGAACCGTGTTGGACTTCCCGCCCTTGCAATCTGATGCCACGGGAGTTGGCCAGAATCCAAATCCGGTCTCTTCGGTGGGGGGCACCGCACTCTGCTGCTGATACAACACCCCATCTTGCATCGAACCCCATTTCGGACAGGTCTCCGAGAACTCGGTGTAATCCTCGAGAAGTGAGCATTGGGGAGTTTTCCACATAAACGTATCTGGGTCGTACTTCGCCAATGATTCGCGCCATGTGGAACCACATCCCGGATCGCTCTCCGTTGATTCCTGCGCCTCGTCCTGCTGCTGAGATGTCCTGACAGGGAAAGCCGCCAGATACGACATCAACAATTCCTCGCCACGGTCTGCCGTCAAAGGTTTGAACGTCATCCCAAATCGGGAAAGGCGGGAGAATGCCGTCATTTTGTCGGGCGGCAAGTACGCAAGCTGCGTAAGGTTCCCACTCAACGGCGCAGACTGTTCGCCATCCGAGTAAGTGTCCCCCGAGTATTCCACCACCAGCGCCTGCGAAAAGAGCCAACTCATTCACAATACCTCCTTGCTGTAATGGCCCCCGTAGGGGCCGGGTTGATCAGAGCCAGTTCTCCGCGATTTCGTCGAGCGCCCACTCGTAGGTCTCGCTGTACCAGAACCCGTTGCCGTCACGAACGATCACGCTGTTGTCCTCGAAAACGAAGAAGCACTTGTGGGTGGTGGTGCCAAGCAGGCGGGTACGGTCTTCGATGATTGCCAACGCGATGCTTGGGTGGTAATCCATCACGTTGGTCAGGCGGCTTGCTAAGTTGTTCATGATTCGCTCCGGTTCGCTAGTTGCTGCTGTAGTGCAGTGAGGTCAGTATACACAAAAAAGGGGCTCGCAACCCCTTTTTGTAAAAATATTTTTAGACTGTTTCCGCCTCCGGATATTTGAGCGTTAGGTGGTTGAGCAGACTGATCAGGATGGCCTGCTCTTGGGGCGTCTCAGCCCCGCCAGCGAGGCGTTCGATCTCCGCAATGATCAAGGTCTCACCTGCCTTCATCCCCTCGTAGTACTCGCTCATAGCGCGTACTGCTCGCGGCTGCCGTTGAGCCACTTCGGGGTGCGACCGCGCCCTGCCCAAGTCTGTCCTGATACCGGGTCGCGGTACTTGGCCGGGGCCGGCTTGCGGCTGCCCTTCCCCGCGGGGGCAAAGCCAAGCTGCTCTGCTGTGATCCCCTTCTCGCGGATGATCGCCTTGATGTCCGCGATCGTCTCGCGGTTCTCCTGCTTGCGCATCTCCTCTGCTTGCTTCATGAGTGCGTCTGCTTGTGCCTTCAGTTCTTCGTAACTAGCCATGATGGCCTCCTCTGTAAAGCCCCCGTAGGGGCGTGGTTGAAAATTATTTACCGAGCCAACGAGTCCAACGGTCCTTCTGCTCGTCAGACAAGTCGCCCATCATTCGCGCCGCGATGTTAGTAATCGCCCGGCACATAAAATCGTTTTTTTGATCATCCGTAATGTGGATGCCGCCGGTCCGCTGGACGTTGGCCCACATCTGTTCAGCGCATTTCTCAATCAGAGATTCAAATTCAACATTACGTTCCATGATTCGCTCCTTGTTGCCCCCCGAAGGGGGCAGTTGTAAATTTATTCGCACTCAACACAAACTTCAGACGGGCTCATCGTTTTCACGATTGCGAATCCGACCAACTCATCAAAGCCGGCGGCCTTAGCCTGATCAAGGGCCTGCCAACCTGCGTCAGCAAAAAACCACTCTGCGGTTTTGGGGTCGCTGCCTTCAACAATCAAAAATGCTTTCACTTTGATTTTCCTTCGCTTGGTTTTGATGCCCCCTTGCGGGGGCGGTTGGTTTACTTGCTGGTGACTTTGACAGTGAACCGTGCGCCGATCTTGGTGAACTGCTTGTAGGCATCCTCACCGAAGGCTTTGATGAACTTTGCATTGTCAAAGGTCTCTACGTTTGACTCAATGTAGGTGGCGCGGAACAACGCGCCGTTTGCAAACTGGACAGGTTTACCATTAACGGTCTCGGTCTCAAGTTTGCCGTCAGCGCCGGCTTCCTTGATAGCGTCCTTAATGGCGTCAGCCTGCTTGGTCAAGTCAGCGATCTGTGCGAGCAGTGCGCCGAGGGTGTCTACTGCGGTGAAGTTGATGTCGTTGTTCATTTCGCTTTCCTTCTCTGTTTTGCCCCGCGAAGTGCAGTGCATGAACAGATAGTCTCACAGCTAAAATCGTTTGTGTGAGGTTTTGGCAAAAATATTTACTAGGGGAAACCCTAATCTAGTAGATCGCGCACGTCCTGCAGCAGATCGGCCTCGTCGAACCCGTAGTGCTTCACGAAACCCTTGGTCCCCAGCCCGTGTACGCCCGTGTTCCCGCGGTGGTGCTCTACGCACAACCCAAAGGCGTCGAAGTGGCTAGAGCGCCTCCCAGCGCCCGTGCCAGCCCGTTTGTGATGGATCTCCACAGGCCCCGGATCGTGAGGACCGTGGAGCCTGCGGCAGACCATGCAGCCTAGTGACGCCACCTTATTCAAGTGGCGCTTCTCTTCGTTAGTCAAACAGTTTCTGACCCGGTGTGAACCCGAAGAAAGGTTTTGGTGAACTCCTCTTCCGATTCCTGCCACTTCGGTTTCCTCCACCCCTTTGACTCAAACTGGTCTGGAACCCTTTCAATGATTTCAAGCTCAGTTCGGTCAACCTCTTCGTCGGCGAGGGTTTCTTTCCAACACACTCCACCAAGCTTTGCCGTCTGTATCTCAACCCTGCCGGGGTCGCCGAACTCGTCAATCTGCAGGTAAATGTCGTCATGACTGTACCCGCTAACCAAACCCATGTACCCAGTGGGCTCGCCGTCGTCATTCACAAACCTAAACCAATACGCAAGCATCGCTCTCTCCTTCTGTTAAATCTTTACCTAGCGTCCGCAGGTGGTAGCAGTAGTCTGGTTCTCCACGCAGGTACGGACCCGATGTATCTACTGCGATGTATGCCCAAGTATCTCCTTTCGGCCCCGACACCAAACGCCGGTGCAGGTGACCTTCCGCGCACATCTTCGTCATCAAACTCACGAGAGCCTTCCGGTTTCCCGGCACCTTGATCTGCGGCAAGGTTAGCTCTCCTGAGCCTTTGAGCGCCTCAATTACCTTATCTCTCATTCTTGATCCTTCAGTTGTGCGTGCAGGCGCTTGTTGAACGTGGCCTCGTTGTCGTCACAAGAAACCAGCCAGTCAATCCGTTGAACGTAGATGTACGCCCGTCGCAGAAGCCTCACCGCCTCATTGAACTCAGCGATCGTCTCCGGGCTGTACGGTTCGTCCCAATCCTGAGTTGCGTTTTCTAACGCCAACTGCTCAATCTCGTCCGCAAGTTTCTGCAACTCAAACTGCTTGTAGTTAAAATGTCCGCCGCTCATGATTGCTCCTCATAGTGCTTGTGATAGAAAAAAAAGATCATTCGTTACTCCCCTCGCTGTATTTGACCCAAACCTCTTTGGGCATTTCGATTGTCATCACGCGATAGTTGCATAAAGAACATACCCTGCGCCGCTCGACCCAATCAAAATTTCTAGCAGGGTCTTTCCACTGCCGGGTATCTTTAGTTCTCATCGATTCAAAGCACTCTGGGCACTTCATGACCAATCCTCGTAAAATTTTTCAATTTGCATAACAACGCCGCACCGCTCGCATCTGTTGTGCGTGTGCCGGTAATGGGCGTCAATACAACTGATTGTTTTTTTGTGGCCGAATAACCAGCACAAAATCTTAGCCACCGTTCCTCTCCCGCAACTTGGCTTCAATATCTTTAACTAATTCAATCAAAGCCGGGGCGTCCTCGTAACTAGGCCACCAACTGGGCAGGGATTTGATTTCCTCATACGTCAGCCCCACCCATGTGCGCTTTTCCACAAGCGATGCCCGGTGGCTTTGTTTGAGTGCCTTGGTCAGCGGGTTTGCTATCCACGCCTCATAGTCTGCGGTTAAAAGTTTCATTGTGGTTTCTCCTCGTCTCCAAAGTCCATATCAATAGGGTGCGGCACATCGTCATGCACAATCACGCCATGCTCATCTGATGGCAAAAACCTGCCGCACATCACGCAGTAATAGCCGTTATCCACCATTCTTCTCTTTGAGCTTATCTTCTGCTTGAATAACTGCAGATTCTCTGTCTGCTGCTTCAAACCCAATGTTTTGAATTTCTTCATCCGTCAGCCCGACCCACGGGCG